GTCAACTAACAGGTCTTTGTCTGATTGTGTAAGCAGATTATACGTAAACGCTAGTTTCCTGGGAACATCCGTAAACCGCGGCCGCGTCAACACCGCTCCAGACTCAAACGTAGATCTTATCGTCGGGTCTGTCAATAGCTCTTCCCGCCAGCTTGACGGTGTTGGCGTTCGACTAAGCTCCGCAGTTGGAAACGGTTTAGCCATGTCACTTAGCTCCTGTCAAAAACGCTTTGTATTGCCTGCCGAGAACGGCCATATTGCATTACATCATTTACCACAACGTCAATTATTGTCTCCTTCATATTCATCAGCCGTGTTCGTGTCTCGGTCGTCTCTAGGGGCCTGCCGGTCTCGTTTATGACGTTCACTGTCACCGAGGGTCCAGCTTTGCCGGCTGGCAGTATCATCTCACCAGTATGTACCTTTGCAATGCCGGTGCGCTCTACGTAACCGCCAGCCTGGTGTCCAGGTTCAAGGCCTGCCGGTGCAGTCGGTGTAACCGGAGCGACTCCGGCCAGCCTGGCAAACCCAGGCGTGATTTGCCACATTATCATCCTGGCCGCAATGTCGGCAAGCATTTTCATATAAGCTTGCATGATGTCACGCGCGAAGTCACTAAGTACGTCGCGCATCTTCCTGCCACCTTCCATGATTTTCTGGAAGGCGGATGACATCGATGATTCGATTGACCTTGCAGCATTTGCAAATTGTTCGGCATAATACAGACTGAAACTTTGCATGTCCTCGCGCAGCTCTGCCAGATATACGGCAACCTGATTAACCCTGCTCCTCTCAATTGCTTGAATTTCTTCGGATAGTCGCTTGGCAGCTTCTACGTTTGATTTCAGGGCTTCCTGGTGTTGTCGTTGATAGTCCCGCAGATATTTTATACGCTCCATCCTGGTCATGTAATCGAGGTGACGTATGCTATTTATTGTTTCCTCAACTTGTTTCAGAATATCAACTTCGGCCGCACTTGTCGTTTGGACTTTTTTAGCAATTTGGTCTAGTGATTCCGACCATTCGTCATGGTAGTTTTTGGCTGATTCTGTCATTTGTTTCCACATTGTAGGACGATACTCAGCTTCAATGGCTTTCAAATCTGCCATCAATTTTTGTTGGCTTTTGGATATATCAAAATTCGCTTCCTTGAGAATGCCCTTAATAGTCTCACTTCGTGACTTCCAAATGCGTTCTAGCTCTTTAGATATGTCCGGTGCTGGAGTAGGTGGTTCCATACCCTTTTCCATCATCTTTGTCCCCAGCTCCATCATTTTGATTCGCAATGCACCGGTCAAAGGATACTTGGCCAGCAATCCTAATTTGCCACCTTTTAGGTCTAGTAATCCGCTTTTTTCAATTAGCCATTTGCCAACCTTTGTGCTAAATGCCTGGGTAAAAGTTTCTCCTGCTTCTAGTGCAGCTCGTTTTATTATGACGACTATTGATTCACCGAACCCCTTGAAAAATTCCAACGCAACATTAAAACCTGTCTGCAGGCTTTTTGGCCACTCTCTTACCATGTACTTTGCAAAATCCATCAAAACATTTATAACAAATGTCACGTAGGCAGCGGATCTTTTAGCCCAATAGCCGATTCGCTCCTGGTTCGTCTGTGCCCACTCCTTGATTGCCTTGGCCGATGATTTAATAGTCGGCAGCAGTGCAAAGCCAATCTCTTCTGCTACGTCACCTACAGCATTTCGCATTTGCGTTAAAGCACCGGAGGTTGTCTCGGCCTGCGCCTGCGCAATCTTAAAACCACGTGACGCGAACTCAGTCAGTGCAGTCATTTTCTCCGTGTCGGTCGAAGCAGTCCTCAAGGCCGGTATGTATCGGCGTAGCATAGTAAACTCGCCCTGCTCAGCCATAGCTACATAAGTCGCCATAGTATTAGCGCTTCTACCCGTAGCAGCTGCCAGCCCTATTGTCATCATGGTTGCTGCTTTTAGCCTGCTCGTGCTTACTCCCAGAGTCTTTAGTAGCTGCATGAGCATAAGCACTTCTTCGTCACCATAGGTAGTGACTTGCTGAATTGCAGAGGCAAAGGATTGAAATTGTTCCATTAGCTTTTGACTATATTCGCCTGTTGCGCGCAATGCTGCACCCAGCAGGAACACAGCATCTTCTTGTTTCATTGCTGCTCTGGTCGCTAAAGCCATGGCTCCTGCAATCGCCAGACTGCCCCACTTGGCGTATGTCACCATCTTATCAAAGGACGCCTTGAAAGCCGTTGCCATCTTCTTGAACGAATCTTTCATTACTGTCACTGTCCTAGTGACAGCGGCCTTGGCTTTTGCAAGCTGGGCAGACAGTTTAGTAGTATCTACCTTGATTTCGACAAAGGCGGTCAGGAAGTTCATTTACTTAGCTCCCTATCTATGGCAAAACAAACGAGCATTTTTTCAAACATATCTCGCTTATTTTCTATACCATATATATCCATAATAAAATTCAAAGCATTGTAATCAAGCCCAATTATATCGCCCATAGGGCTCAATCGAACTTGATTTCTCACTTTCAAATACAAATCCATGACTTCTTTATTCTCTTCATCCAGCTCAACATAACATCGTTCGCATGGTGGTTCCATGTCACGTTCTTCATACAACGTGATACAGACCTGGCAGTCTGGCTTGTCTAGCTGCCATTCGAGGTACTCTCTGAGTTTTTTAGTCGCGCCTCTTCCAATGCCTTATTTGTTTCTGCAAGTTCATCAATGCAGGTGGTAACAAACTTAGCAAAGTCCAGGCATTGTTTCATCAGCTTGACTTTGTTCTCAGTCGTACAGGGAACATCTTCACCGTCGAGCTGGACGTTCTTCCAGTCTACGATGCAATAATCCCAAATGAGGCGCGTCTCCATCTCGGTATTCTTCTCAGTGACATCGACCATCGCGCCGCGAACTGGCTTGCGTTTGTGCTTCGTAGTCAGCTTCTCTATTCTCTCTATTCTGTTCGCTTCCTCGATAGACAATTCCCGAAGACAAACGCCACCAAATTCTGGATTACTTTCGTCAAAATAAAACCAAGTTCCTTCGTTCTTCGAGCTAAAATTCGCCATACTTCAAAACTCCAGATTTTAATCAAGGCCCATCATTACAATGTCATACGTGATTGTTCCTGCTGTCTTCGCTGCGAGCTTCAGGTTTTTGTTAACCGTCGTATCAATGCCCGCAGCCGTGGGACACGTCCACAGGAAGAACCCGCCAGGCGGTATCTCGATAATGTCAGAGATATCTGCAAAGATACCCAGCGCAGCAGTTGCCGCGCCGCCAACTCGCAGTGTTAAAGTGTCATGGGTATTCTTAATATACAGAAGCTTGATCGCTTCCATTGTCAAGTCACCACCGAAGGCAGTGACTTCGACACCGCCATCGTAAACGTTAATTGTCTCGCCAGTATCATCGGTGCTGCGCGAATCATGCCATAGCAAGTTCGCCTGATTCGCACCTGTGCCGTAAGTCCAGCTAATACCAGCATTTACGTTCAGCGTATCGAGGACAGTATCCAAATCTAGAGCTTTTTCATTCTGAATCTGTATGACAACATTCGTGTTGCCGGTTAATGCAGTGCTATCAGCTGCCATTGTTCATCTCCTATATCAATCAAAATTAGTATACCGGTTTCAATTTGCCGCTCACCTTCAGGGTACAGGTAAATGTCCCTACGCCTGCACGGTCATTGTCTACATTGTCATAGTTAGTGACAGTGCAATAAGAAGCTGGTGTAGTAGTGTCATCTGGAGTCATGTAAATCGACGACGATTCATCAATATACAACGCAATGTCCGTAATAGGGTCGCCACTGTCAAACAGAGTCTTAAGTAGCTGTTGTCCCGCGTCCTCAAACATCAGATAGTTGCCGGTGACAGTGATCTCACCACCTTCAATCTGGCCAGGAATAAACGTCTTGTGCTCGTCACCAAACTCGGTGTCCTCCAGCATCTCTCTGGTCGAACCGGAATAAGACCAAGTAGTTGCACCACCAACGACCGTTGCACCAATTTTC